ATGCACAAAAGGGCTTATATCATGGCAGAAATCAAAGTTAAGGGCCGTCGCGCCAAACTGGACGGACGAGTGGCAGTCACCCCGCGCCGTAAACCAGGCGAGCAAACCGAGCATACCAATCTCGGACCTGAAATCGAGTACGGAAAGCGCCGTAAAGGCGGCAAATGTGGACGCCCTACTGACTACCGATCCGTTTACTGCGACCAGCTTCGCCGCTATTTTGCCGATGCCGACGCCTGGCAGGTCAACTACTCCGATAAAGGCGCTGCGCAAGTAATCCCCCGCAACAAAATGCCAACCTTCGGTCGATTTGCCGCGGAAATCGGCGTGGGCGTAGCTTGCCTGTATCGCTGGGCGCGTGCGCATGAGGAGTTCGCCGAGGCGATGGCGGACGCTATGGAGTTGCAGAAAACCTTCCTGATGGAAGCTGGCGGCGTAACCATCGCTGCGGGCTTCGCCACATTCCTGCTTAAAGCAAACCACGGCGTCCGCGACGATGTGCCGCTGGATGATGACGAAGATGATAACGGCGACGTCGTTGTCGAACCTACCGGCAAAGGCCAGGGCGAATAATGCGTAACTATGCGGCGGAACACCGCGCACTGGAACGCGCGATCGCAAAGCGCAACCGACCACCACGTCCGACACGCGTTGCGCAGGCGGTGCGTCTTTACCAGCCTGATTGCCTACCGCACCAGGTCGAACTACTGCGCGACACAAAGACTAAAATACTTGGCCTGTGTTCCGGCTTCGGTGGTGGAAAGTCGTGGGTCGCTGCGCGTAAGGTCATCCAGCTTTTAACCCTGAACCCGGGTCATGATGGCATCGTTACAGAACCGACTATTCCCCTCCTGGTTAAAATCATGTATCCAGAATTGGAGAAGGCTTTCGACGAGGCTGGCTTCCGGTGGAAGTTCAACAAGCAGGACAAGATCTATAGCGTTCTGGTGAAAGGCAAATGGACCCGCGTGATCTGTGAATCAATGGAGAACTATACCCGTCTGATCGGGGTCAACGCCGCGTGGATTGTTGCCGACGAGTTCGACACCACGAAGCAAGACGTCGCAATGGCGGCTTATCACAAATTGCTCGGTCGTCTGCGTGCGGGCGTGGTCCGTCAGTTTGTCATCGTATCCACGCCGGAAGGCTTCCAGGCAATGTATCAAATTTTCGAGGTGGAGAAGGATAGCCAGAAACGTTTGATCCGGGCGAAGACCACCGACAACCACCATTTACCGGCAGACTTTATCGACACGCTGCGCAGTCAGTACCCGGCTAACCTGATCGACGCGTACCTGAACGGCCTATTTGTTAACCTTACGTCGGGCGCGGTGTACAAGATGTTTAATCGCGAGGAGAACGCCAGCACCGAAGAAGTACAACCGGAAGACACGCTGATTATCGGTATGGACTTTAACGTCACGAAAATGGCGGCGGTCGTGTATGTAAGACGGCAGCGTACCACCGAGAACAAGGAGTTCCGCGACGAGATTCACGCCGTGGATGAATTCGTGGACCTGTTTGATACCCCGGCTATGATTGAAGCGATCGAGGAGCGCTACCCCGATCATTGCGCTGCCGGTAGGGTTGTAGTGTACCCTGATAGCAGCGGCAAATCCCGCAAGACGGTCAACGCGTCGTCGTCCGATATCGCACAACTGGAAGACGCGGGCTTCGAGGTGGAGTATGACAGCGTTAACCCACCTGTGAAAGACCGATTGATCGCGATGAATACGATGATGTGCAACTCGAAGGGCGTGCGCCAGTATTTTGTCAACCTGGATAAATGCCCTACACTAGCGAAATGTCTGGAACAGCAGGTGTATGACCTGAAGAAAGGCGAGCCGGATAAAACTGCCGGTGTGGACCACATGAACGACGCCGCGGGCTATCCTGTTGCGCACTTATTCCCTGTGATTCGTCCGATCGCCGTTGTTCCAACTGTAGACTTCTACTAAGGAAACCGACCATGACCGTTAACGTTGACAACCAGCACCCGCTCTATGCGCGCATAGCGCCAGAGTGGAAAATGATCCGTGACTGCGTAGCAGGGGAGCGCGCCGTGAAGGCGTGCGGGCCATTGTACCTGCCACACCCCGCAAGCGGGGACACCACCGACCCGAAATCACGGGCACGCTATAAGGCATATAAGCAACGTGCTGTCTTCCTGAACGCCACCGCCCGCACACTGAATGCCCTGTTAGGCGTGGCCTTCGCCAAACCGGTGAGTCTGGACCTTTCCGGGGCAATGGCTGACCTGATTGATGACGTAGACGGCAGCGGGATGCCACTGGCGCAACTACTGCGCGGCGCTATGTCGGAAGTGCTGCAATCGGGCCGCGCAGGCTTTATGGTGGACTATGACCGCCAGGCGCATTTTGACGAACTGGGTAACGTAGTGCCGCAGACCGCCGCTGAAATGGCGGCACACCGCCCGCTTATCCGCCTGTATACGGCTGAACAGATCATCAACTGGCGGCAGACACACGGCGTCGACACGCTAATCGTGCTGAAGGAGACGGACGAAATCAGCACCGAAGACCCGGACGACTTCGCAAACCACGAAGTTACGATCTGGACCGAGCTTCGCATGATTAACGGTGCGGCACACGCCCGCCGCTGGTTTTACAACGCGGACACGTCCGAGGTGCAAATGGACTTGCCGCGGGGATTCACCCGCACCGACCTTGTACCTCTGGTGGACGCTGCCGGTAACGCGCTTACGCAACTGCCTTTCTGTTGGTGTGGCGCGGTGGATAACAACGCGACACCGGACGCCGCACCGCTGGCGGATATTGCGTCCATCAACATTAAGCACTACAACGCCGAAGCAGACGTCGCCGAGATTGCGCACATCGTGGGGCAACCTACCCTCATTGCGACTGGTCTGACCCAATCATGGGCGGACAAGAACCTGAAAGGCGGCATCGCGCTCGGGGCAACTAAGGGCGTTATCCTGGGCCAGAACATGGACGCTAAACTGCTTCAGGCGGAGGAGCGCAACTTGTCTGTTGCACTGTGTGAGCGCCGAGAATTGCAAATGGCTAAACTGGGGGCGGCCCTGGTCGAGAAGGGGACCGCACCCAAGACGGCAACCGAAGCGGCCTACGATGCGCAGACAGATAACAGTATCCTGTCACTGATTGCCGGTAACGTTGAGAAGGCTTTCAACCGTGCGCTGCAAATCGTTAAGCTGTTCACCGGCGACACCGCCGACCAGCGCGTAACGCTGAACAAGTTCTACACTGAAATCACGGTTGATGCGCAGCTTATGACCGCGATGATGGCAGGTGTGCAGACCGGTACTGTCCGACTTGCAGACTTTATCAAGTGGATGATGGCCCAGGGCGTTATTGATGACTCGCAAACCGTCGAGCAGGTGGAAGACGAACTGCGAAATCAGAATCCATTGCCTCAAATGTCCCCGGATGCGGTAGAATCGACCGAAGAAGCCCCGGACGAGGTAGCGGACAATGGCGAAGACAATTAATCAATATATGGCGGATCGAATGATTCGCCGTCACATCTTCACCCAGCGCCTGAGCAATGACCAGGCGCGAAGGGTGCTGTCCATGTGGGAGAAGTTCCGGCCTACATTACTGGGGGAGCTGACCGAGTTGCTTGATGGCAAATCGTCAATGAATAACCGGGCACTTTCCACCCTGCTAACGCAAATCGACAAGACCGTAAAAACGGAACTGCGCACCGAGTTTAAGGCGTTGGCTGAAAGCCTTCAGGAGTTTGCAGACACCGAGGCCGATTATCTCGCCGACACATTGACGGCAGCGGTCCAGCCGGTGGTCGCCGTACCCGCGGTCGAGGTAGTTGGCGTAGTGACCGGTGCGCAGATCGCAGCGACTGCGATGAAAAACCCGTTCCTGGGAAATACCATGATGCAATGGCCCGACTCACTTTCTGAGTGGACCAGGACGCAGATCGGTAATCAGGTGCGGGCGGGATTCATCCAGGGCAAGCCAACGATGGAAATTATCGCGGACGTGAGGCGCGCGCTAGGCGGTCGTAGTGCGCAAGCCATCTCAAGCGTTGTTAAGTCCGCAGTCAACCACTATGCGGCGACCGCCCGCGAACTAATGGTAAAAGCAAATGACGATATTCTCGAAGGTCGCCAATGGTTATCTACATTGGACACGCATACTTCTCCCATGTGCCAGCTACGCGATCGCCTGTTTTATCCGGTTGATGTTACCCCCGACACCAAAGGAAAGCGCGGCGGGAAAGTGGTGGCTGGGTCACAATATGGCGCTGGTCCGGGCAAGCTGCATTATTGTTGCCGGTCTACGGAGACGTGGAAGGTTAAAGGCATGGAAGATTGGCCCAGTGGTAAGCGTCCGGCACTGAAGGCTGACGCGGGTCGATTGCTGAGTGAGCAGGTCGACGCGCAGACCGATTTCTTCTCATGGGTGCAGCGCCAGCCGCGCCATATCCTGGAAGAATTATACGGAGTGCAACGCGCAGACCAGATTATGCGAGGCGTGAAAGTGCCGAAGATGTTCACTGATACCGGCGAACTAATGACTATTGCACAGCTTAAAAACCGGGGGTTATGGCGTGATTAAATATGCAGCTATTGGACTGATTATCGGTCTGGTGGTAGGATTCTGGCTAGGTGACTCCTATCGCACTGGCGTAGTGGCGGAGGCGGCGCAAGAAGCGCAAGCCCAAGCCCAACGGCAGCAAACTAAAGTTGTTGAGCGCTCCGTGCAGGCCGAACAGGCACGCGACGTGGAATACCGGACTATCACGAAAGAGGTTGTTAAATATGTTACGCGCCCTAACCGCCCTGATTGTAGTTTTGATGCTGAGCGCGTGCGGATCAAGCAACGTGCCGTTGATGCCGCTAACGGAGTCGGCACTGCGACCGCCGTGCAAGTTCGATAACCCGTCTGCGGACCCCGACGAAGATTTGATGATTGACGTGAAAAATATGGAATGCGGGGCTAAGCTAAGGGCGCAGGTGCTGGAGTTGCAGCAAATAATTAAGGGGCCGTAATGGCCCCTTTTCGTCAGTCTCATTTTTGTGTCCTCGTTGTTGGGGCTTTCGCCCCGTTTGGTTTAGTTAAAGTGCTTCAAGAATCTCGTAAAACTTATTCGCCAGCGCCTGGCGACGTTCGAATTTCTCAGTGATAACCAATTCAGGGCGGTTAAATCTCTTTGCGTGTATGTTCCAATTGTGGATTTCCGTCTCCATTATTTTCTTACGGTTATAGTCGGTGTTTTTGATGCTAAATTCCTTGATTGCGTTGTTAAGAAAATCAGTCATATACTCAATGTCGGATATCGTAACTTCGAACGTGCGGGCTTCGATTACGCTATTGGTGCGAAGTACGACGACGCCGCCGTGGTAGGTGTCGACTACCATATACTTGTAAGTCACCCCGTCCCACTCCGGATCGAAAGGGCGACCAAATACGTCGTCGGCTTTCCAGACTTTCAGGTACGGTGTTTCTTTGATTAATGTTGGCATCTTGTTTTCCTTCATATCTCTGTTGGTGTGCAACCAATATACTGCAACCAATATCCGCAATGCAAGCGAATTTTGCGATTATTTTTATCGCTGATAATATTAAGGCGTGAAGTCAAGCGGGTGGCCCGCTTTGCCACAATCCCAGGGGGATAGCATGAAACTTACTAAAGCAGAATATGACGCGTTGCCGGAAGGTATGAAGGCGCTTTTTGTTGCCGATGGTGACGGGTATAAATCAACGTTCATGACCGCCGAAGAAGTACAGGCGGAGATCAAGGGTCTGAAAGACAACAACGCGAAGCTGGTTAGCGAGAAGAAAGCAGAAGCCGAACGTCGCGCCGAAGCCGAGCGCCTTGCGAAAGAGAAAGAGGAAGCCGCCGCGCGCAAAAATGGCGACCTCGAAGCGATCGATAAGTCCTGGAAAGATAAGTTCGCAAAACATGAAGCGGACACATCGGGGAAAATCGAAGCCTACCGCAAGCAGATCCACGATCTCACCATCGGCAGCGCTGCCAAAGACCTGGCGTCGAAGCTGTTCGGTAAGAATGCGGGCATCATGCAACGCCACGTAATGGACCGCCTGACGCTGGAAGACGGCGAAGACGGCAGCTTGAAAGTGCGTGTCTTGCAGGATGGCAAACCGTCCGCGCTGACTATGGAAGAGCTTGAAAAAGAGTTCCGTAATAACGCCGATTTTGCATCCGTCCTGGCTGGCACGCCAGCCGGTGGCGCTCCTAGCAAACCGACGCAGGTTGTCGAAGATGTGAAGTCGAAAATCACTATGGGCCATAGCTTCGGCATCACTGACCTTACGAAACAGGCAGGTGATATCATCGCTAAGATGGGCGACGACGAGTAAGCAGATTGCCCGCGAAAGCGGGCAATTTTGCGAGCGCGTAAATCTAAGGTAACATTAACGTCACTGGGCGAATGCTCACAACTCAAAGGATTTCGATATGTCTTTAACAGTGTTCCAGCGTAAACTCGTTACCGCGGTTACGCAAATGATCCCCGACAACCTGAACGTTTTCAACGCCGCCGCCAATGGCGCTGTTGTTCTCGGTACTGGTGAAGTGCTGAAGGATGTTGTAGAGAAAATGTCCGTAGGCTTGATCGCCAACCTTGTTACCGACCGTAACGCCTACGCCCCTGTCGGTACTCCGGCAACCGCTAAAGTGCTGGCGCGTATGCTGACCAACTCGGTTAACCTGTCCGCGAAAGTGGGTCCGGTGGCAATCACTAAGGCTATGATGGCTAAAATCGAAACCAACGTTAACAGCGTTGCGGCTGAGATTGCGGCACAGGCTACTCAAGCGATTTTGCTGCACTACCTAAAAGCGGGTATCGGTGCAGGTAAAGCGGCGATCGAAAGCAACGCAGCGGCAAAATACACCCAACCGGCGCGCGTTGACGGCGTTGGCGGTCGTACCTTCCCTACCCTGGCAGACTTCCCGCTGGCTGCTTCTAAGTTCGGCGATCAGGCGTCTTTGATTAAGTCATGGTTTATGGACGGCGTTACCTGGGCAAACTTCATTGCGTACCAGGCACTCCCTTCCGCTGAACAGGTATTCGCAATTGGCGATCTCCAGGTAATGGGTGATGGTCTGGGCCGTCGCTTCATTATCTCCGATGCCGCTGCCGATGCTATGGGCGCAGGCAACATGCTGGGCCTGGTCCCTGGCGCGGTTGCAGTTACCACCAACGGCCTCGATATGCTGGCGCAGGAGAAAGGCGGTAACGAGAACATTGAGCGCTGGTGGCAGGGCGAGTTCGACTTCAACGTGGCTGTTAAGGGATATCGTCTGAAGGCGTCCGCTCGTACTCCGATCGAAGGCGTTCGCTCGTTCAAACTGGACGACATCACCACTTCCGCTAACTGGGAACTGGACCAGGGCCAGGTAGACAACGCACCGGCAACCGTGCAGGATGTTGGCGCCGTTGGTGATGGCGATACTAAAGGCCGTCGTAAGACCCAGGCCGCACAGGCAGTGCCTACTCGTCACATCAAGGAAACGGCGGGCGTACTGGTTACGCTGACTGCGACCACAGCGTCCTAACAGGCGCACATCCCAAAGGGGCGGGCTTATGCCCGCCTTTTTTATAGGAGTGAATGAAATGTATGGCGACCCACAAACCTTTATTGATTATGCCGCCGCGCGGGGCGTTGAAGTCACGCTGAGCGATGCAACGCGACACCTCACCGTCGTTAATGACTTCCTGAACGGCATCAACTGGATCGGCGAACCCGCAGACCAGACAGGCCTCGACGCATGGCCCCGCATAAATTACCCATCGGATGGTAAGCCGGTGCGCGACACGCTCACTGAAGTTGTGTCGGTAGTTCCTGCGTGGCAGATCGTAGACTTTGCGTCAATCCCCGTTGCCGTTGAACAAGCTGTTTACAGGCTGGCGCTGTTGGTGGCAGACGAGATCGATATTTCTCCTGTTGGCAGTGGTAAGGAGACTATCCGCGAAACTGTTGGCCCAATCACGATGGAATATGACCCTGCGACGATTGGTAGCGGTGTCTCGTTCCCGTGGTGGGATGGCTTGCTGGGCCACTGGATTGACTCCGACGGCAACGCAGCTGGTAATTTTGACGTATTCCGGGGGTGATATGAATCCAGCATTACAGGCGGCTATTATCGCCGCAAATACTAAACGCCAACCAGAACCGGAACCAGCGCCAGAACCGGAACCACCGGTACAGGAGGATGATAATGGCGGGCTTTAATTACGCGGGGTTAAAGCGGAAAGTCAATCCGCTGATTAAAAAGTTCGGAATGACGGCTACGGTGACGCGTCCCGGTACAGTCGACCGCGTAGACGGCGACGAAGTGGTCATCCCAGCGACCTCGTTTGATGTTATAGGGCTTCGCGAGGAGTACAAGCCGAGCGAGATCGACGGGACGCGTATCGTTGCCGGGGATGTGAAGTTTTTGTGCCAGGCCGTCAAGCAGGTGAGAGTAGGGGATTTGGTTAGCCTGAACAATACAGACTACCGGGTTATCAATCCCAACCCCCTGCAACCGGCGGGCCAGACCATGCTGTTTCAATTACAGCTAAGGGGATAACGTGGCTGAGGTCTACTCATTCGCCGCCACTATTGCAACATGGGTGGATAAGACGAAGGAGAACAACGACAAGGCGGTGCGGGCGTACGGTATGCAAATACTAGGACGCCTGATCGAGATCTCCCCAGTGGGCGACCCTCGCCGGTGGAAAATTAACCGGGCTTACGCGCTTGCCCGCCAGCACGCGAACAAGGTGAACGCCGCACAGCGTCGCAAGAATGGTGGCAAACTGAAGCGCGGGCAGAAGAAGCACGCCAGCGTGCTGGTATCATTCAAGACTAAAAACGGCAACGTCACGTTCCGCCAGCGTGGCTGGGCCGCGAAGAATTACACCGGCGGACGCTTCCGGGGAAACTGGCAGGTTACGTTCGACCGTCCGGCTGTCGGCGCTATCGACCGCGTGGACAAGGCCGGAACGGCAACACTAGCCGCAGGGCGTGAAGTGCTGGCGCATTATGATTCCAGTGAATACGGGTCGATCTGGTTTACTAACAACGTGCCATACGCGCAGCGACTTGAGTATGGCTGGAGTAAACAAGCGCCCGCGGGGATTGTTCGCGTCGTAGCGGCAGAAATTAATTCGAAGGTGAAATAATGAGCAATACTCTAATCCGCAAGGCGCTTAACCGCGTGGTGGAAGATTTATCGGTAAGCCTGAGCACCAGCCAGCGACCGATCCTTGTTAACTGGGAGAACGTGAGCGGCGACCACGCAAACGGCAGCGGTGTCTACCTGGAGCCGTACCTGCTACCGGCCCCGACCCAGTTTGTTGGCTTCCAGCAGAAGGGCCGGATCTACGCTGGCGTTTATCAGGTTGCCGTAGTGTTTCCCGCTGGCACTGGCACACAGTATGCGAGCGAACTGGCGGACGCCATCGCGTCGTCGGATAAATGGCAGGGGGTAAAGATTTCCGGTGCTGCCTTCCAGCTTCAGGACGCGCCATACACCAGTTCGGTGGTCGAGGACGTTGATCGCGCCCGCATCGTGGTTACAGTCCCCTACACCTGTTGCGCCTGATTTGGCGCAATTCTGCGCGTGCTGTATCATTAAACCGTATATCTAAACAGGAGCGTTCATTATGGGTTATCAACTTCCTAACGGGTCCAGCGTCCAGATTGGGTCCGTATTGGGTGCAGGCATCGCTGTTACGGCAGCGACCAACGCCGCGGCGTCAATCTCCGACCTTACGCAAGGTTGCGTAATTACCTGCGCGGAGTCTCACGGTCTGGTTGTTGGCGACGTTGTTATGTTCACTAAAACCCCGTGGGTCCGTGCGCTGAACCGCGCGTTCATCGTTGGTAAAGTGTCCGGGAACGACGTGACGCTGGCGCGCTTCGATACTCAAGACGCCACCAAATACCCGACCGGTGCTTTCGGCGTAGGCACACCAGGCGAAGTGGTGAAAGTGTCGAATTTTATCGACTTCCCGTTTATCACCAACGTTGCCGTGTCTGGTGGCGACCAGCAGACGACTACCTTCCAGCCGTTGCAGGTGAATACCGCGATCAGTCTGAACACCACGAAAAACCCGTTGGTACAGACCTACACTTTCACCCATGACGAAGAAGACCCGATCCGCCCAATCCTGGAAGACCTGGACGACACACAGAAAACCACTGTGATTAAGTTCACTAACCCAGCGGCAGCAAGCGGCAAAGGTGAAATCCGCATTTACCCGGCGAAGGTGTCTTTCCGGAAGATTCCATCGGCTGAAGTAAACAACGTGGAGACGGTGGAGTCCACGCTGACCATGCAATCCGATATGGTTATTTACCGTAAGGATCTGGTTGAGGCGCTGTCGTAATTTGGTCGCTTAAATAGCGGGTGTTAATATGGGGCCAGTACGGCCCCTTTTTTATTGGAGAATACTACAATGGCTAAAGCACAACTCTTTACACTTGACCCTAAGCCGACTTTTAAGCTGCCGATTGAAATCCCGCGCCCCGGCGAAAACGAACCAGGCAAAATGACGTTTACCGTGCGCCACCGCCCTATAGACGAATTTTCGCAGACCATGCAGGATACAGAGCGAAAGTTGTCGGAATATGACGACAATGATCCGGACGGCTTTAATGTTATGGTCGAGGCCATCATGCACGTAGCGGAAGGGTGGAATCTGCCGGACGAATTTAACGCGGAGAACGTCCGCCGCCTGGTGGTCAACTATCCGCGCGCGTTCGGCGTGTTCCACACTTCGTACTATCTCGAACTGATGGGATTGCGTGAAAAAAACTAATTGAGGCGGCGCGACGCTTTTATGGCCCGCCGCCACCCTCCGAAGATTTAGCCGCGAGTTTATGGGGCGCGACACCCGAAGACGTGTGTCCGCCCGTTGCGCTGTGGCCCGACAACGCGAAGGTAGTCGCAGTCTTCACAGATTGCTCCACGCAATGGCGTACCGGATTTGGCGGGGCATACGGCATAGACTACGGCGTACTGGAATGGTTATTTAAGATGCACGGCATTGAAAACGCGCAACGTGCGTTTAAAGATATCAAGCTAATGGAACGCGTTGCGCTTGATGAAATGGCGCGGCAGAACCCCGCATAACGAAGCAGGACAGGCGGGACGTCCCGTTTTATCCCGTTCTGTCCCGCACCTCTAAAAACTGCATATTTACCCACTCCTATTGCATAAATTAAAAGCGGGACAGGGGTGCTGTCCCGATCTGTCCCACCCCCAAAATGTGAATAGTTATGCAGTTTTCGCGCATAAAACAAACGGGACAAAAAGCGGGACAGAATTGGGCGGGACAAAGCGGGACGTCCCGCCGCCCCCATCAGTGCTGCCGCGTGTTTCAGCCGATCGGGACAGGCGGGACAAAGCCCAGTCTTTCAGACTAGACGGGGGTCATTGGCCCCCCTCGTCTGAGACTGAATAAGGTTTGTTTTAAATTCGCTGATACAATGTCAACCGGCAACTGCATAAAAAGGGGGACTGCATAATGGCAGATCAGGCAGCGGGCATCACGCTCAAGGCGGACGTCGCGCAAATTAAAACGGCTAATACTGTGCTGGACACATTTGCGCAGAAATCCGAGAACACAGAACAGAAAGTAAAAAAATTAAACGACACACTCGGCAAGTCTAAAAAGGTTACTGGCGACGCCGCGGGCGGAATGGAAAAGTTAGCGACTGAATCGCAGCGTGCCGCCGATGGTATGTCAAAACAGGAGCGACTCGCCAGCCGATTAGGCATGTCGACCAAAAACCTGGGATTCGCATCGCGGAACGCCGCATTCCAGTTACAGGATATCGCGGTAACGCTCGAGATGGGTATGCCGGTGCATCGAGTAATGCTTCAGCAGCTACCACAGCTTACGGGGGCGTTTGGTGGGTTGGGGAATACGCTGCGTTATGTCGTCGGCACCCTCGGCCCGATAGGGATCGGAATCGCTGCATTAACGGCAACGCTAGGCGTGGGCGTGGCGATTACGTCCCGCGCGGAAAACCAAGTGGCGGCGCTGAATAAGACGCTGGCGCTGTCCGGTAATATTTCGGGCCTCACCGCTAACCAGATCCTGGTGCTATCCGAGAACGCCGAGCGGATGGGCGGATCATTCCGCAAGACGCGTGACACAATTCAGTCACTGGCGGCGGCTGGGGTGAAAGCCGGAGCGGATTTCGGCGGGTTAGCAAAGGTGGTTAATGACTTTGCAAAGACGTCGGGCCAGCCTATTGAGGACGTGGTCGCGTCGGTGGCGAAGCTGTCCACTGACCCAGTAGGTGGTTTGCGCGCACTGGCGGATAAGTATCACGTCGTAACCGAAGCGCAGATCCAGCAGGTGCAGTCATTGGTGGATGTGGGCCGCGAGACAGATGCGGTTGCGCTGGCGAACAAAACCGCCGCGGCGTCGTTTACCACTATGACAAACGATATCAAGGCGAACATGGGTACGCTTGAGCGGTCGATGAACGTCGTCACATCGGCAGCTAAATCCATGTGGGACGCCATCCTGGATGTGGGCCGCGCGCAGTCCTCCAATGAGTCAGAGATGAAAGCGCGTGAATCCTTGCAGCGCATGACCACGGCTTACTATGCCGAGATGAAAGCGGTAAACGCTGCCGGTGGGGTGATGACTGAAGCGCAGAAAGCACGTATTAACATGCTTTACAGCGAAATGGTCGCCCAGGAGAAAGTAGTGGCGTCGCTCACCCTGCGCAACCGCGCCGAGCGGGACAACGCCCGCGCCTCGGACGAATCGGCGAAGGCGAACGAGGAGGCCAACCGCGCTGCCCGCGACCGCGCCGCATTTGAGAAGGAATTCGCCACCAACGCGAAGAGGCGCTCCGACGAGATCGCTCGCCTCAATTTGCTGAATAAGCGCGGCGTTATTAGCGAGAAAGAGCTTGCCGAGGCGGTGAAGCAGGTAAACGAGCGCTACAAAGACCCGGCCCCGAAGAAGGCCGCGGCTGTTCGCGTGGATGCCGGTATGAAAATGCTGGAAGTCGCACGGAGCGAACTGGCCCAGCTTCGAGAATCCGGCAAGCAGATCGAAGCCAACGCATCGACGCAGACCCGCACACAACGCGCTCAAGCGGCCCTAAACAAGCTGATCGCCGACAATGAGCAGTTAATTGCTGCGAGCAAAGAAAGAGCGCTAACGGCAGCCGAAAAGCAGCAGATGGTCGAATTCGGACGCGTGAAGGAAGTGCGCGAGCAGATCGTCGAAGAAGCCAAATTGCTGGATGCGAAAGAGCAGCAGGTTAAGGCGCACGCGCAGATCGATGCCTTCGTTAAGAACCAGAACGCCGAACTAAAAGCCACCGCCGCGGGGTATGCGCTTTCCACTCGCGAAGCGGCAAACCTGCGCGAAGAATTGCAGCTAATTGATCGCCTGAAGCGGGTTGGCGCTAACGATACCGATATAGACAAGGCGGTGTCTAAGCTGCGCGAAGTGCAGGAAGCACAGACCGGAGCTAACGCCTCGCTATGGGATGGCTTCAGCCACGGGCTTAAGGATAGCGTGGATGAAATGGGTAACGGATATACGCAGATGGCGTCTCTCACGAAATTCACATTCAGCGCTATGCAGGACACGATGAACGAGTTTTTCGAGACTGGCAAGCTGAACGCAAAGGATATGGTTAAGTCCATCCTGAGCGAATTAATCAAGCTGGCTACCTCGCAGGCGTTCAAGTCCATCGTTAGCGCTTTCGGTGGTGACGGCGGCAAAAACGGATTGTTCGGCGCTATCTTCTCTGGCCTTACTAAGAATGCGGACGGTGGAGCGTACGCAGGAGGCAATCTCGCGGCCTATTCGGGGAAAGTGGTAAGCCAGCCTACCTTTTTCAGTTATGGCGTCCAGGCGTTCGCTAAGGGCGCTGGGTTGATGGGTGAGGCTGGGCCTGAGGCCATCATGCCGCTGAAGCGCGGGCCGGACGGGAAACTGGGCGTTGCTGCGTCTGGCGCAGGTGGTGGTATGGTCGTGACGACTAACGTTTACACGGGGACCGGTAAAACGGATACCAGTGTCGGCGGGCCGGACCCCCGTACCGCGCAGGCGTTCGGCAAGCAAATCACCGAGGCGGTGAAGGCCGAGATCGTGAAGGCGACGAAACCGGGTGGTGTACTTTATAAACGATGATAAAATGGCCCTCACTACAACGTGGGGGCTTTTTATGTCACAAGGTACAATCACACTAACGAAAGGAAGTAAGACCGTCACGGGCGCGGGAACGGCGTTCCTTAGCGAGATCGGTAAGGTACTCGTATTCGCCCGCATCGACGGCAACGACTACACCGGCAAAATTGCTGCATTCAACTCGAACACGGTCATTACTCTGAAAGATAACTGGGCTGGGCCAACGAAATCCGGTGCGGCATATGAGCTAATCGAAGCACACGACCCGCGATCAAACGAATGGCCATATTACTGGCACATGCAATTGCAGGGCGGTGGCGACGTGCAGTTAGCTTTCCGGTCCGAGGAATTGCAATTCGGTAATGGCTACGGGCAGAACATCGCGGACGGCCCGAACGCCGAAACTAAACAGTTCCCCGTGCAATTCGTCGGGCTGACTACTGACAAGTGGTGTAACCCTAAGCTGGTTTACAACTTCCTTCGCGGGCACTTCGTCAAGCCGTTTGTCGTCACCGCGCCGGATGGAGAAACAGGTTTGTTCGTGGTTGAGCGTTCGAGCTTGTCGTACACGGACGACGGGCACTACACGGCAACGGTATCCGCCACCCTTAAAACAGCTATTGGATTCGTAAGATGAATAAACTATATCGTGAGGCGACGCGCTTTGACCCATCGGGCCGAGTTCGCCTGATTCATATTGACGCGCAGGACGTGGAGCCAGGCGACGGTGCGATCGGAGCGGGCCATCACTATTTTCATTACTGCTTTATTCCGCACACTGCGGAGGATATTGCTGCCGCTGGGGGTGACGAGGATAAGCTAAAACCTAAATCCATCTTCTTCGGCGGGCAGGAGTTCGAATTTTGGCCCTTCGATTTGTCCGGCCTCAACTTCTCCACATCAACGGCAGCAGAACCGCAGCTGACCATTGTCGATATTGGCGGAATTATCACCCGGCTGTCGCTGAATCACGACCAGCTACTGGGCGCGAAGGTTGAAATAATCGACACATTCGCGAAGTTCCTGGACAACGGGACCGATCCAGACCCGACGCAAAAACGTGTCCAGGAGTATTACATCGACTCGCAGGTCGGGCGCAATCCGGGCAAGCAAATCACCTTCGCACTATCCTCACCCGCGGATATGGAAGGGCAGGTTGTACCACGTCGCCAAATCATGAATATGTGCGAATGGGCGCTCAACGGGAAGTACGCCAGCGGGGACGGGTGTACGTGGAACCTTGCGAAGCCTGGGATCAAGTATTACGACGAGCGTGGTAACGAAGTCATTGCGATGAATATGGACCGATGCGGAGGCTGTTTGTCTGATTGTTATCTTCGTTTTGGGCAGGGGCTTGCCGATCCTAAAGCTGCGGTGTTGGACTTCGGTGGTTTTCCTGGGTCCAAATTGATTAAGGGGTAGCCATGTTAACGAAGAAGGTTAAAAGCGATATCGCCGCGCACGTTGCGGCCTGTCTGCCGGAAGAAGCCTGTGGGTTGGTCGTCATGGTAGGCCGCAAACAAGTATTTGTCCCGTGCATGAACGTATTCGAAGACCCTACCGGCGTGCGCTCGCGAAAGGACGCGTTTACAATCAGCGATATGGCCTGGATGGATGCCGAGGATATGGGCGACGTCGTGCGCGTAGTCCACTCGCATCCAGGACAGCGAGAGCTTACCCCCTCACTGGGCGACGTTAACGGATGCAACGGCAGCGGCGTAGTCTGGACCATCACTAACGAATATGGCGACTTTATCGAGATTGACCCTGAAGACCCTCCGCTGGTGGGGCGTCGATTTGTTCTCGGAATTACGGATTGTTACGGCCTCGTCATGGACTGGCACAAAAAGCAGGGTGTAAACCTGCCAGACTTCCGCGTGCCGTATAACTGGTGGGAGACAGGCGAAAACCTGTATATGGACAATTGGTACGGCGCGGGCTTCAGGGAGTGTGAGGAAAATACGCCGGGGGCGATGGTCATAATGCAAATCAGCGCGCCGGTGCCTAACCATGCCGGGATATTCCTTCCGGGCAACCAACTACTACACCATATCTACGGCAGTCTGTCGAGCGTAGTCCCCTTCCGGGCAGGATTTTTCCGCGACAATGTGGTTAAATGGGTACGTCATAAAGACCTACCAGGGGATATCACAGAATGGCAATGACCACGTTTAAATTGTACGGCGTCTTAGGGCGTCGTTTTGGTAAAGTGCATAAGCTGGACTGCTTCACACCGGGCGAAGGCATCACAGGCCTGTGCGTGAAGCTGCCAGGGTTACAAGACTTTTTAATGTCGGCCCACCTGGAAAATATTATGTTCAAGGTGCGCAAGGGCAATCACACAATGACCGGATACGACGAGTTGGGAGAGTTCCACGGCGACCGCGTAGTGACCATCGCACCGGTTATGACCGGCGCAAAACGCGGACTAGGCCAATTACTGGCGGGAGTAGCCATCGTGGTGGCGTCGTTCTACACCGGCGGGCTTGCTACTGCCGCTTTTGGTGCTTCCGCCGCGACCGCTGCCGCGATTGGTACGGCGACGTTCTCGTTCGGGATGTCGATGGCGCTGGGTGGCGTTATGCAATTGCTGTCGCCACAGCCGAAAGGATTGCAGACACGGCAGGATGTGGACAACAAGGCGTCTTATGCGTTCGGCGGACCGGTAAACACAACCGCGCAAGGTACGGCACTTGGTGTATTATGGGGCGAGCGTGAGATCGGCGGCGCTATTATTTCCGCCGGAATCGTAACAGAGGATTTGAACGAATGACGATTGTCTACGACGTCACAGGCCATAAAGGCGGCGGTGGCAAACAGCACACCCCACAGGAGACACCAGATAGCCTGCATTCGCTGGCTAAAATCCGCATCTTGCTCGCACTGGGTGAAGGTGAGTTCGAAGGCATTCCCGACCCCAACGAATTACGGCAGCGCGTTTATTTGGACGGCACACCGATCCAGAACGCCGACCGATCCGAAAACTTCCCCGGCGCGCGCGTGGAGTTCCGCCCCGGCACACAGCACCAGGACGTGATTCACGGATTTTCCGCGGTGGAAAGCGAGCAAACCGTAGGCGTAAAACTGGAATACGGCACGCCGTGGGTGCGCCAGATTAACGACACCAGTCTTGACGCCGTGCGCATTCGCATCGGCATTCCAGCCCTGTACACTAACGAAGATAATGGCGACCTGGTGGGCGGGCGCATCGACTATAAGATAGTTGTGTATACGGATAACGCCGACCCGCGTGAGTTCAGATTCGCCGCCGTTGGTAAAACAATGTCGCTATATGAGCGCGATCACCGCATCGAGCTACCGCCGAACGTTAACACCGGCTGGCGCGTGGAGGTGCACCGCATAACGGCAGACTCCACATCGGCGAAAGTGGTTAATGATATCCGGGTGCAGTCCATCACTGAGATTATCGACGCCCGCCTGCGTTACCCGCTAACCGCGCTGTTGTTCGTGGAGTTCGACGCCAAAGCGTTCCAGAACATCCCGCGCGTGTCCATCAAGTGCAAAGGCCGCAAAGTTCTAATACCGAACAACTACGACCCGATTAATCATACCTATTCCGGGGACTGGGATGGTACGTTTAAACGCGCCTGGACGGATAACCCTGCGTGGCACTGGTACGACATTTGTATTACTGAGCGCTTCGGCCTCGGTCGGCGTATCAAACCGCAAATGCTAAATCGATACGCGCTCTACCAGATTGCGCAGCGCTGCGATCAGTTGGTCAGCGACGGCAACGGTGGTCGCGAAATCCGCTTTAAGAATGATATGTACATTCAGTCACAGACGGATGCCTGGACCGTGCTTAAGGATTTGGCTGCCATCTTCGCCGGAATGACCTGGTGGGGCAACCAGATGTTGAATATCGTCAGTGACCAACCGGTAGCCGCGGTGTCCCACACTATTACCAACGCATCTGTTATTGATGGGCGATTCGACTACGCATCTGGCAGCCAGAAAACTCGCTATTCCACATTCGCGGTAGCATACGGCAATCCGAAAAACCACTATGATGACGCCATCGCAACGGGCCAGCGCGTCGAACTGGTGCGCCGCCATAAGATTAACCGTCTCGATATTACGGCGATCGGCTGTACGCGCGAATCCGAAGCGCAACGCCGGGGGCACTGGGCGCTAATCTCAAACCAGCTTGACCAGCAAGTTAGTTTTAAGGTGGGCATGGAGGGGTTGTTCTTTATCCCTGGTAGCGTAGTTGCGATCGCAGATACTAATATTTCTGGCGGATTCGAGACTCGGGGTGGGCGTCTATTGTCGGACCCCGGCACGCGTATCGTGCTGAACACAGACAGCGAAATCACATTCCGCCCCGGCGATAAGTTCCTGGTCCGCACAGATAGCGGAAATGTTGAGACTCGCGAGATCGCCAGCGTCAACGGTAACAAGGTAACGCTAAAAACCGCACTGGATGCCGACCCGATCCCCGATCAGCCGTTTTGCGTTGACGGGAATGATATCCAGTTGCAAAAATTCCGCATCACCGATCTGGAATATGACGACTCTACGAGCACTTTCTCGGTGCGCGGGATTGAATATAACGATAGCAAATATGATGCCGTTGATAATGGCGCGCGCCTAGACCCGGGCATCTTTACGCAAGTGCCGGACGGTGTAATGAAGGGGCCAGAATCCGTGACCATAACCCCGTCGCAGATTTCAACGCAAGGCCAGCTAATCACCAACGTGGATATTGTATTCCCTCCGGTGAAGGATGCCGTGGTGTATGAAATCCAGTGGCGACGTACCAGCTTGCAGAATATGGAAATCCAGTGGGGAAACGACTGGGTGAACATCCCACGCACGGCATCAAACGGTGCGCACATCCATAACGTGTTTTCCGGTAACTATCAGGCACGCGTCCGCGCGATCGGTATGGGGGAGATTTCATCCCCGTGGGTGTCTTCCGAGATCACGCCGGTGGAAGGTCGCCTCGGCGGGCTTAACGCACCTATCATCACCAACGCGATTTCTGGCCTTCACCAGATTTTGTGGAAGTGGAACCACAACAACGCCGCGACGGATATTTCATACACCGAGCTTGAAGTGCGCAAGACGGGCGAGACGGAATGGAAATTCCTGTCCAACGTCCCATATCCTGGCGCGGAGTACGCGCAAACGTCGCTGGAGTTCGGCATATACCAGCAGTTGCGCGCCCGTGTAGCGGATAAAATCGGCAACCTGTCGGACTGGTCAGCCCCGTTCGAAGGCCAAGTGAGTGACAAAGTTGACGAGTACATGAAGGGACTTGATGACGAGTTCTTGACTTCCGAGGATGGTAAACACTTCCAGGAAGCTATTAACACGATCCCGCAAGGCATTTACGAGGCGATGCTCACTGACGCGCAGCAATTATTTAACGCCCGTGCCGAGTACAAAGGGATTTACGCAGAAATCAAGGTGGCTTATAACGTAGCCGCGGATGCCCACCAGGCAGTAGCACAACTGGAGACGTTGATCGGCTCGCGCCTTGATGACGCGGAAGCATCAATCCACACGTTGCAGACCGCGCAAAGCACGCATGAACAAGCGTTCGCCCAGTACCAGCAAACTGTTGCCGCTAAGTTCGCCGATCAGGAAGCCGCCATCCAGTCAGTGCAAACGGCAACGGCGGATGTAGCTGGCGCGCTGGCGGAGTACAAGACCCAGGTCGCGGCACAGTTCGGTCAGCAGTCCGCCGCAATCGAGCAGAAGATGACGTCTTCGTTTAACCACTCTGGTGGTAGCGCCACATACAGCCTGAAGGCTGGCGTGACGTATAACGGGACTTACTACGATGCGGGTATGCAGCTTTCCGTAGTGGCGTCGGGCAGCGCGGTTAAATCGCGTATCGCGTTCAAGGCGGACCAGTTCTACATAATGCATCCGTCTAATGGGTCGCTTTCGTCGGCGTTCATTGTTGACGGTGGGCAGGTGTATATTGACACGGCACGCATCAAGGATGCGTCAATCAACTTCGCACAGATCACGGACACGCTGCAATCAAACAACTTCGCTTCCGGGTCGCGCGGATGGCGCATCCAGAAGGGCGGCGCTGCGGAGTTTAACGAAGTAACGGTCCGCGGCAGGCTGTACGCTGATAGTGGTGATTTTGCTTTTAACGGAATAAACAACACCGTGCAAATTAACGGGAATGGGGTGACGGTTAACCTGCCTGGAGGAGGGAGGGTTGTATTAGGTACATTCTGAAACTAAAGCCCCGCCAGGGGCTTTAGTACATGTTGGGGAGGTACGGCAGCGGAGTTGGGATCGTAACGTCGGGTCTGTTGCCGATTTCGTACCTTACAATTCGTGAGCCAGTTCCCGACCTTACATATCCGCCGCTCATAACCACGCCTTTGTTTCTTAGTTCCTTGTAGGCGGGTATAGCCCTTGTATTGAACCCACACCTTAGTATTGGGAAGTAGGAGTCTCCAATATACTGATTGCTACCCGACAGACTTATAAACCCAGACACAATAAGTGGTCTGGTAACTGTTGAAAGTGTACAGGCGCCTTTGTGGTTAAATATGTTTAACCCCGGCCCCGGCACGGGCGCAACCATCTGGAAAATAACCAAATCCATAGTAACACTTCCGGGTGTGTGCCCGGTATCATTTGTGTTTATGTTTGTGCATATCAACCGATTAACACCGTCGTACTCAACTGAAACACCAGAATTATCCCACCTGCCGAACGGTATGCCGTATATTGGAAGGGTGTAACTATCATGGAATGATATAGTTTGAGCAAATTTGCAGACAAGCAACCTGTCAGTTGTGGTTATCGATGTGAAATCCGTGCTGTCGGCAACGTAAAGCCCCTGCCCTGATGACCTAAGAACCTCAACTACAGTCCCTGAAAACTGCGTTACGCGGTCTGGATAGCCGTTCTCATAGCCAATAGATATTGTTCCGCTGGATTCTGTTGAAGAAAAGCCCTTTATATAATAAACCTCAACACCACGATCTAGTTCGAAGGAGTATGCGCCATTGTTCGGCAGAAGAAACCTTGAAGCCCCTTCATTACCTTGAATAGGGAATGACTTGCTAAACCCGCCACTTGAAACATTGAAGTTCCCCGCAAAATTCAAGGCACGCATACCCGCGGTGATTGTCATCGGGTTGCGTCCGTCATTAAGATCAATGTAGATACCTTGTGCCATTAGTTCCACTCCCGAGAGCCATAATCACGAACTGAGCCACCATGCCCTTTAATTCCGTCATAACGAATATCAACTTCACCCGCCGGAACAACTACACCGCCTTTCCATTTAGCTACACATACGCCGCTTGCTTGCGTCGCGCACCAACCATCCGTACGCGGGCCAGAAGAGCAACCAACAGCCATGACTACTATCGCGGCAATGATTGCAGATTTGATTAAAGTTTTCATGGTATCATCTCCTGTATTAGGTTGAGTTTTAGTATTGCACCACTCAACCAAGAATGCAACCAATTTATGAGGATTCAGCTATGGCAGCGGGTACACTATCCGTAACGAATAACAGCAAGGCGGTTGTCGGTGTAGGAACGACGTTTACCGCGTTTAATGCTGGCGACTTTTTATCGCTGGTAGTCGGGCAAGTGCCCTACACTGTTGCGATCGCGTCCGTCGAAAGCGACACCGCGCTTACGTTGGTGCTGCCGTTCGACGGCCCAACGGCAACTGGCCTCGCGTGGGATGGCGTTAAGCGCGATACCATGTCGCTGGCAACGATGGGTGTAACCGTACAGGCACAGAAAGCGTTGCGCTTGATGATCGCGGACGAAAACAACTGGCGCGCAATCTTCGGAGACGAAGAAGAGATCACGGTAACGCTGCCGAACGGGCAAGTTATGCAGGGTATGTCGTGGGGCTATCTGTCGCAATTGCTGAAGGAAGTTGACCCCGTTGAAATGCGCAACCTGCAACAACAAGCCACTACCGCGAAGAACGACGCCGTTACCGCAAAGAATCAAGCCGTTACCGCGAAGAACGACGCCGTTACCGCGAAAACGGGCGCGGAGACGGCGCGCGACCAGGCTAATACCGCAAAGACCGGTGCAGAGACGGCGCGCGACCAGGCTAATACCGCGAAAACGGGCGCGGAGACAGCACGGGATCAATCGCTGACTTACCGTAACCAGGCCGAGCAATTTGCTAACAGCGTTAATCCGGATAACATTCTGGATCAAGTCGGTGTTGGTGCAAACCCGCGGCACTTACCGGATATTAACGCGCCTGTGAAGGGATTCTGCCGTATTATCGCGGGTCAAACCGCGGGGGCGAATGGGTTTAGCGGGGCGGGATGGATCGCCGGTTACGACGGCAGCCAGTCTTATACCGGTATGTTTGTGCAGCCCGACGGTAACCGCATTTTCGCAGGCGGAAAATCACCAGCTATCGCTGGCGGGTTGTGGCAGTGGCATGAGGTGCCGACTATAGATCGAGCTAATACATTTACGCAATCGCAAGAAATTTTAGCGTCATACCCGGGCCTTGAACTGACAACAACCGCGCTCAATAACAACAATCTAGGGAAGACAATCCTTATTGAAAATGATGCGGGCGATGCTCTTAACTTTTTCTACAAGATGCTCGACGACGACACGGGACGTTACACCATTAGACTACCGAAGCCTGGGTATAAGACGACGATGACGATCGGGCTTGACGGAGGGTTGGCTCCAAACGGCAACTCGTTTAACATCGGTGCCGTTCAAGGATTGGACTTCAGTGTCGGGCAGCAAGGGTGGCGCGCGGTGGGCGGTGCGTGGACTAATGGCCCAACCAGCGGCAATCTGTTCGGGGCAGTATTCACCCATGCGGTGCAGGGTCTGAATGTCGGGGGGTATGACGCTAATGGCACGGATAACCACTGGTTTATACAGCGCTTTTACGACACGTCGGCGAATATCTTTACGCGCGTGCAAGTGAACGACTACCCGTGGGGTAACTGGTATAAAGTCACCACGTCCGCTGTGTCGGATGAACGCCTGAAGGATATCAAGGGCAATCTGAATGTGGAGGGTGCGCTGGATAACATCAACCGCATGGAGTTTAAACTGTTCTCGTTTAAAAATGAGAAGTCAGAAAGCAAACAGCCTGTTACGCGTCGCGGTGTTATCAGCCAGCAGATCCGTCTTATTGATAAAGAGTACACAACGGAAGTAGGCGGATTCTACCACCTGGACCAGACCCCGATGTTGTTAGATGGTCTGGCGGCAATCAAGGCTCTGCGCGCGCGTGACGAAGCAAATAAAGCTGAAATCGCGGAATTGAAAGCTGCCGTGGCGGAATTGAAAGCTGCCGTAGCGGCGCTGTCTAAAGCATAACGAGAAGGGGCCATGCGGCCCCTTTTTAGTTTGAGTTTTCCCAATCCATTTTGCGCCGCACCAGCGGGCTTTCGTAATATTCCTTCCCATCCACTTCCACTAAGGGCCAGTCGTTCACTATAACGTATGGCTCCGCGATATCCTCAATCACGCCGTGCGCGCTATGTTGTCCGAAATCTACGCCCACCAGGATAACACCGGCAACGCGACGGGTGAGGTATTCGCGAGCGCAACGGGCCTCGACCAGTCCGCGACGGATGCCGCTGGTAGCTTTGACCTCGTAGGTCCAGACGGCATCAATCATATGTTCTCGGAAGTCGGGGCCGGACTTAACCTTGCGTTTACCGACCATGATAATATCTCCGCGGTCGATAGTGTTAGCGCTAAACAGGCCGGTACGCATTAGCAAACCTTGCGGGATACAGCTACGCCCGCCTGCCTGCCCTTCGAGGTACATGCCAGCAAACATTTCGCCTAGCACACCTACGAGTCTGCTTTGCTTGCACGCGTCAGACTTGTATCGCCACTGGTCAAACTCGATGCTTGCTATCATTGCCGCCAGGTGGAATTGTTTACCGGTTATTTCGTATTCGCCGTACATCGTGTGGTACTCATTGATGCGGGCCGAAGCCCGCGATTAGAATTATTTAAGTGCGCCAGTCACCAGTGTTTTTTCCATGTTACGGAAATCTTCCTGCGTCATGCAGATTTTCGATCCGTCTTCGCCGGTGAGCACGACCATAGCCTGCACATCTTGTGCCTCGACGCCCTTAACCGTCTTGCCGAAAGAGGCCACCGTGTCCTCCGCAACTCGAATTGCGCTGTTATACGCATTAATCTCACCGTCGAGACGCATGGACAGGCCTTTGAGGCTGTCGAATTGTGCTGCCGTTGTATCGATCTGAATCTCATCATGCACGGTCATGTACGACTCGCCCAGCAGGGAGGCATACGCCACCAGATCCACGATGTTATCTTCCTGGTGCTTACGGTGCTGGCGCACCAGCTTCAGGCAGATCAGGAAGGTCCAGGCTTCTTGCTCGGACAGGTCGCGCCCGGTAAGCGCGTTAAACACGGCGGCGATCTGTTTAGCGCTGCGTTCTTCTTTCGCGTTGTCATAGCCGTTTTCTTTCCCGCGCTGTTCCATAGTGGTGGCGGCGTTTTTACAGTATTCGTATGCTTTCACAGTATTACCCTTTTTAGCGAGGGGGCTGTATCGCCCCCGACACGTTTACTATAGTGCAACCAACCTATTGGTTGCAAGTGAATTTTGCAACGTTTATTGCGTAAATTTTCGGGACCAAATCACCACACGCCCGACGAATCGCCGCGATGTTCTTCTCGCAATCTTCAATGATGACCAGTTCAGACACGTCCGCGTAGCAGACCATTTTGAACACGGCGCACGCCTTAAACTCTGGCGGCGGGGTGTCATCCAGCATGTGGCGCATAAACAACCGGCCTACGGGGAAGACCTCCAATTGCTCGGCGGTGGTGTCCCAACATTCTCGCTGCCGGTTGGTCAGATACGCGATCTCGAAGCCTTGCTCTTTATACATGTGCAACAACGGCAACATATCCATGTTCAGGTCTTCGCGGACGTGCGCCTTGTGCCACTTCGCCCAAAAGGTGGATTTAGTTTTTATACCCGGCACCAGGTCGGCGCGCGCATCGCTTGAACCGTTAATAACGCCATCCAAATCGCAAATCAGTAATTTCATTTCAATTCCTCAATAAGGGTGGCTCGGGCGCTGCGCGCGGTGTAAGAGTTGCACACGAAATGACAACGTCGGGTAATGACAAGCCACCCGGTAAGGTCCATACCAAGGAGGTGTTCTGGCCGTGACACGCGACGCACACGATCGCGGCGCGGGTCGATGTTATAGTCTTTTTGCATTTGGTCTACGACCGCGTGGTCGCGGTCAACGATTAAGATATTCATGTAGCTCACTCTCGCTCATTATTTCAATTTGTGCGCTGCCGGTGGGCGGCGCTTCGTCAAATATTATCAATTGCTGGCACTTGTTATTGCTCGGCCCGACTTCACCGGTCACAGCATGTATAAATCGGATCCGCCAGTCCAGAAGAATTATCAGGTTTGCAGTCTTCCGGGCCAGCTTCGCCCACTTCGTCGACGTGTCCTGATTCAGTAGCATGACGGTCCGGCGTCCGTGCGCTGCACACTCGACCCACGGCAGCGGATCGGAATACGGCGGGTTGCACCACTTCCACCCTTTCAACTCTGACCAGTCCACTTCAAGCGCGCTGTGCTCTGCCGTGAAGTAACGCGGTAGCAGGTGGTTGTCATCGCTCGCCGCCATGTCATAACGGAATCGGTACTTCCGGCGCAGCGGTTTAAATAAAGCTGGCGGCGTGCACCAGCTATCTTTTTGCTCATTCTTCGACATCTCACTGTCTCCAGGTATTAAAAAGGGCGTCCAACCGGACACCCTCAATATAATGCAGCCAATCTAGTTATGCAACCAATTTACGCATAAAAATTTGGGTCGCGCGCTACGTCTACCAGATACAGGTTGCTCATGCGGTTGCCGTAGTGCCCAGGCGTGCGCTGGCGACACACAACGGCGAAGCCTGGAGGGATTGTATTGCCTGTCTCAATAATCCACGCCACGCGTGCGCCAGACAGCGTCTTGCCGTTGTATTCGATGCGCGTGCCCCCATCGGCAGTGTTAAGGTTGCCAATCTTACAGCCTGTGGACTTCAGGCGAATGACACCGGTCTTGCTGTCGTAGGAAAAAAGCTGATTGGTCATTGCCACTGAAAAGTCGATTGCGTCGAATGCAGTATTCATTTTAAATTTTCCTCGTTAACCGCTATCGCGAAGCCGCGCGGGGTGAGTGAGCGGATTAATTTTGTACGAGCGGATTTACCACCGAGGCGACTATACTGCTTCGAGTACCCTTTTTCAACGAAAACAGGTTTCTTCTCGGGCATACGGAAGCCGTTTCCAGTCCATAAGCAGGTCAGCTTCGGATATGAATCGCGGGCGTTGATGTATTCAGGGAAGAGCGGGTGTACGTCATCCTCTGGCAGATATCCGCCATACTCCCACGGGTCAAACGAGTGGTCCGGCTTACGCCACTGGGTGGAAAGCACGCTGCGCGGATTCTCAATCATATATGGCACTTCGAAGAAATCACCCAGGTAAGCTGCGATCTTCGCGGTGCGCACCGCCTTAAGCTGGAAGGCAGGGTCGCGGGCGCGTTTGCGCGGGAAAGCTGGCGCACCGCTAACCGCCAGATCCGTACACGGAGGGAATGCGTAAATGATATCCGGCGTGCCGAAATCGCCATTCATAGCGCGGGCCACGAAGTCCAGGTCTATAAACTCATTACGATAGCGGATCCCGCGCCCATAAATCCGGTAGTCCAGGTACGACCCGTGATCGGCTTCGGAGTAGTTGAAGCAGTAACACTTATGCCCCATCTCGGCAGCACGCTCAATCATCAAGCCGCTGCCGTCGAATAATGACCAGATAATCATTTGCGCGCCTTTTTAGCTTTCATGTATTCCATTAAATCGTCCTGAATATCGCGCTTACTGTCGCGACGTTCGGCGACCAGTTCATCCAGTGTGCCGCGAGCCTGGATAATGTAGACGAATACTGGACGAGGGTGCCCGGCTTGCATCTGGCGAACTGGCCCGATACGCTCCACGATCTGCGCAAAGTGCTCGTAGTTCCAGGTGTCTGAGAAGATAGCAAGGTGGTGTCCGCCATCCTGCAAGTTAAGGCCGTGACCCGCCGATGCCGGGTGCGCAAACATGATGGGGATCTCGCCCCTGTTCCACGCTTCCATATCCTTATTTCCTTGCTTTCCCTTACCCATCGCTACGCCGTGCGGGAATTTCTTCTTAAGACGTGCCAAGTCATGCTTGTACTGGTACGCGACGAGCAACGGTGCGCCGTTCAACTCCTCCACGATACTTTCCAGCGCGTCCAGTTTAGCGTCGTGGATTTTCACCCATTCGTCGGTGCGCTCGCCGTCTTCGTCGACTTTATACACGGCCCCTGAAGCAAGCTGAAGGCACTTAATAGTCTTCGACGCAGCGTTCGCCGCCTCCACAGTTCCGCTTTCCAGTTCGGCAAATAGCTCCGCTTCGAACTGGTCATAAATCTTGCGGGCTTTCTTCGGCAGGTCCACAACAACCGGCGTATAGATTGGCTTGTCACATCCGAAGTATTCAGCCGCATCAACTGTGAGCGACACGTCGGACAGGCGTTGTTGTATTTCTTTCTCGGAGTTCTTAAGCGGGGCGTGCTGCATAGTGAAGCTGCCAGGCTTAACAGGCTTGCTAATAAACCAGCGATCCGTGAATGCCTTATAGCTACTGCCGAGGCGTTCGCCACCATCGACAAACCACGTCTGACCCCACAGGTCTTTCAGTCCGTTTGGTGCGGGTGTGCCGGTTAGGTTAATCCAGCGCTTGACGTGCTTGTGAGCAATCGCCGCCAGCGCACGGGCGCGCTTACTTCCCTGCTTGCTTCGATAGCCTTTCAGCTTAGTCGATTCATCGGCAACCACGACCGTAAAGGGCCACTCGTCGCCGCAATACTCAACAAGCCACTCAACTACATCATAGTTAATACAAACCACGTTAGCGTCGCTCTCAAGCGCAGCGATGCGGTCCTTCTCCGACCCAGTGCCATCTACTACCAGCAAGGCGGGGAAGCGCCATTTTTCCTGCTCTGGGGGCCATGTACCGGACGCAACGCGCAGCGGGGCCAGCACCAGTACGCGGTCCTCCTGGTTGGACAGGATGCCGGTCTGGAACATTTTATTCAGTGCCCACATAGTCGCGCCGGTTTTGCCCGACCCCATTGTCGCCCATATATTGCATCGCTTATGCTTGAGGATGAACGCGGTTATCAATTTCTGATATTCGCGACGTCGGAATCTTGCCATATCTTTATTCCGCCTTTTTCCAGACTTCTGTCTCACTGTTCCAGTTCCTTTTTGTCGCGTCGTAGTTGGTGGCGTGTCCGATGTGCACACCAGTAGCCCGGAAGCTCTTAAATTTTTGCCAGCACACCGTCAACGGCAGCGGGTAATTCATGCCCGCGATAAACCATACGCGATCGCCTGGTTTGCATTCGCCCAGTGTGGTAAGTCGGTAGTGTTCTTTCATCGTCATGTCTCCCAAAAATGGCGGGACAAGCCCGCCGTATTAATTATTTTTGCGCTGCGCGGTAGCGGCGCTGCCGTTCGCGCTCTTTCTTATTGCGGCATGATTTGCACTCGGCACGATACCCATCGGGGCTGCGCGCAGTTTTGCCGGTGTATTTATGGAACTGGGACAGCGGTTTAACACAACCGCAATTACTGCAGCGTTTTTCTTCAATCATTTCTAAAATCCTCGTTAGTGCTAACCTGCTCACTATACTGTTAAGCGACCAATTCAGCAACCAATAAATCACAGTCGGCTATGTTGTCGATAACGCGAACGTCCGCACCGCGGCGGGCCATTCGCTCATGTTCTCGTACCTGGTGCGGCTTCGGTTTGCCGCCGGGGCGCTTCACTTCGACGAAAACTATCTTGCCGTTGATGATGATTATAAGGTCTGGCGCTCCCGCGCGCCCCTCCCATGCCACTTTACGGCAGAATCCGCCGACGGCTTTAACCAACTTCATAAGGTGACTTTGGATCTTGCCTTCTGGTGTCATTGTGCGTTCCTCACTCGGCATATCTCACCCGCAATATGCCCGATTAAATACGCCATAACCTCCTGGTTGTGGAGGTCCGGCGCAACCCCCCGGTCCCTCATGAGATTCATTGCTACGTGGGTGGCCTCATGAGCAACCGTGTGCATACTTGCGGTGTGTGGCATCCATACAAGGCATGTTCCGTTGCCGAAAACGACGAAGGCATTGGCCTTAAAATCATCGATGCCAGGTTGATACCCGGTTATCCGCTTGCATTTTGCCGCCACCTCGTCAGCGCATGGCGAGACAAAAAATTCATATCTATAAACGTCTACTTTTACTTTTTTCATAGTCTTACTTCCTGTAGCGATACATAACATCGCCCTCTGCGGCAAGCGGGAAGCCTTTCGCCCAAATAGGCAGGTCGCACATCAGCGCGCACAACTCCTCGGTTGTGTAGTCGTCAGTATCCGGCACTTCGGTGATCAATTCATCGTGTACGGACAGTACGATCTCATACCCCGCAGCTTCAACACCCGGCATGGACCATGCGAGGATATCGCGGCACAGCGCCTGCACGATGTTTTCCGTCAGTTTGCCGCCGTAGGTGTACTGGAATCCCCACTGGCGCGTCGTCTGATTCTCACCCTGATATTTAATGCGGGTGCTGGTGCGCTTCTTGCCGGTATCTTCGTCGATCTCGGTCGTCACTGACAGCGCAATGCCTGGATAACTCATAATACGCCCCGACGGCAACTCAATTTTCAACCACCACCCCGCGGCGTTCGGGTCGTCGCGCTCCTCGTCGAAGGTTGGGTCGTGCTTCGCCTTCGTGCGCACAATCTTGAGCGCTTTTCTACCGTCCGGGCGAACGTTCGCGCCAGCCCAGTATGCTTTGCCCGGATTGCGGATTGCACACAACACCGCGTCCTCAAGCTCGGCCCAAAATGCTACCGTCTTCGGGTGCGACTCACGCCACATACGTTTGATCGCATCACACGTCAGCCATACGTTTTTCGGCAGTATGTAAGTTGGGCGCTCGTCCTTCTTGCCAGGCTTCGGCGGGCGCTTCGCTTCGTTAATGCGGGCATATTCATAACCCCGTTTCGCCGCCGCCCAAATGTGATCGGGGAATGTGCCCTTCATCACTTCAGCCATCGCGTAAAGGTCAAGGCCCAGGTTTTTAGCGAACTGCAAGAACGCGGCAACGCCACCTCCATAGCCCAACCCCAATTCGCACGCCTTACCAATCTGGCGCAAGTCTTTGCGGTTGGCTTTAATGTATTCCGGGTCGAGGCCGAACATCTTACCGGCAGTTTCACAATAGATATCGCGTCCGGCCTTAAACACCATTAGCGCGGTTTTCTCGCCAGCGATCCAGGCGAGGCCACGCCCTTCCACGTTGGAGTAGTCCGCTACGACAAACTTCTTACCCTTCGCCGGAATAATGCACCCGCGAACAGTCGAGGCCGTTAGCTTCGATATGTCATACGCCCAGTGCGCTGTCCCGCGTAACAGGGAGTTGATGCCGTTGGTGAGCATGTGCGACCGCACCCAAAACGCTACGTCGCTCTCGCCTTCACGGCGTTTAATCTTCCCTTCGTGGTCGTCGCTATACTCGCCGCGTGCCAGGTTTTGAGGCTGAAAGCCTTTACCGGCCCAGCGTAGCGTGCGCTTTGCGCCGCCATACTGGAGACACCCACGGCGGCGACCATCGGCGGATAGACCATTCACAAGCGGATTGTACTTAGTCGATGCCGTTGATGACGCACCGAGGCGCATCTCGATAAGCACTTTGCCTTCGTCGGGGAAGTCTGGGTCTTCAAGCAGGTCGTTAAGCGTGGATTTCTGTGCGTTGTGGATTGTGAACGCAGGCGCGAGGTCGCGCAGCGCGGGCAAGAAGTCATTGCCGGTTAGCTTACCCCCGAAGCGCTCCCAGGCTTCTTCCTTCAATTCTTCCTTATGCGCTTGCACCGCTTTGATCGCGGCGTTCGCCAGGTCAACGTCCACGTAGAAGCCGCGGTCATTGATCAACTGGTCAATAAGCAGGATTTCGTCTTCCTTCGGCGTGTTGCCCCAGTCCGGTATGCGCCAATAGACTTCCCTCATAGCGATGATATCCAACGCGGCATAGCGCAGGAATTTGGCCCATTCTTCAGGGTGAGTCTCGCGGGTGTAGCGGCGGATTTTGTAGGTCTTAGGGGTAGGCTTACAGAATCGTTTGATCAGCGCCTTGCCAGCCTTATCCTTCGCGTGATCTGCGTCAACGCCCAGCACCTGGCACTGCATATCGAGACTACCCGGCAACGCGTGTCGAAAGGCCATAATCATGGTATCTTCGATCTGGCACACTGGCAGGTCAATGCCCCACTTCTCGCGAATGACCAGGCGGTCAAACAGGAGGCCGTTAGCCATCACGATTTTTGCTTTCTTGCGGGATACCCGGCGGAGCGCCTTGCGCAGTTCACGCGGCATTGTGGGGGACTCGGTGCAATCCCAGGTCTGTACGCGGCCCTCGTCGATGGCATAGGTGCAGATCATAATCTCGGTTGTCGGGTGCTCTGCGTAGGCGTATGCGCCCACTTTCTTCAGATCCACCCCGCTAAATGTCTCGGTATCGAGAAACAGGCGTTCGAAGTCTTTCATTGCTTAATCCTCACTACGGCGTCGGTGCTGCCGATCATGGAGAAGATACCGTCGGAAAGGGTTATCTCCTCGCCGTTGTTGCGAATCTCGGTAACGATGAAATACTCGCCCAGCGTTTTGGACCATACTCGCATTCCGACTTTTACTTCGCTGGCTTTAATACGCATTTTTCATTGTCCTATTAAAAAGCCCGCATTAAGCGGGCTTGAATAGTGGGCTTCGCCCTTAACGGCGGCGACGTTTACGTGGTGCTTCGTCTTCGTCGTCTTCGTCCTCATCCTCATCGTCGCGCGGCTTACGACGTTTACGAGGTTTTTCATCTTCGTCATCATCGCGGCGCTTGGACTTTTTGGACTTGCGCGGGCTTTCATCTTCGTCATCATCGCCCAGGTCTTCGTCGGAGCAAGAAGACCCGCCACCGCCGAAGGCTTCACCGTCATCACGGAAGCGTAAACCCAGCAAGCCAGCACCGAGTCCCTTGCCGTTGGTATTGTTCCACGCCCAAATATCCAAGGACACGTTGCAATAACAACCGGAGTAGATCTCCTGGCCTTCGATCTCGTCGCCTTCTACGGTCAGACCTTGTTCCGTCTGCTTCTCGCCGAGTGACGTTTGAATGACCGGCTGTTTGAACGATTTGGCGTTGATGTACAACATGCCTTCGAATTCTTCGGTTACTTCGTCGCGCTCGTCACCGTCGCGAACTGCGCATTCCTTAGAATCCTGGGCGTAGTGGCGGTCCATCCACTTATCAGCATTCTTCTCGGATTTCAGCTTGTCGGTGAGCACTGCGCGCGCTGCCGCTTCCACTTTGTCCACCTGCGGGTCTTCTTTATCAAGAAGAATCACTGCGCGGTATGCCGGTTTTTGTCCATCCTGTTTAGGGGTATCACGTTCCCAAATTTTAAGGAAACATACGCGCACATTTTTCAGGTTGACTTTAGCCATTTTCCAATTCCTCATTTTACATGTATCGGGGTTATTGTAAGCCACCCCGTTCGGCTTGGTTGCTAATCTACTTGGTTGCGCCTAAGCGGTCAAGCACTTTTTTATTAATTTTTTAAATCCTCGTCAGTAGCTTCAGACCACGCGGGGCGCGGGTCGTCGATAGGTGCTAACACCGGTTTAGCAGGTGCGCGCGTGATTTTATCACACAGCTTCGCCCACACTTTCGGTTTTTCGTCCTTCAGCACCTTCTCGGCATCTGTTGGGCTGAGCAATGTTTCTTTGTACATCACATCGCGCTTGATCCGGGCCTTCGTGAATATTTCAATCACTTCGCTCTCGTCCGCCCACTTCCGGATCCCTTCCTTGCCTGCAACCATCTTGAGGCCCAGCGATTCGCCATCCCCAGCCATTACCGCTTTGAATACCGCGGACTCGATAGCTTTGATGTGCTGGCGCATTGCGTCCAGACCTTCATAAGCCTTGCGCAGTTCCGCCGCGCTCATAGCACCGGGGGCCGCTTCTTTCTTGCCCCGTTTAGCACGTCGTGCCGCCTTGCGGGCTTCGCGGGCCATATTGAGGCCGTGGTTGGCGCATTCTTCCGCTGTCGCAATACTCTCGTCGTCGCCCAGGTCTTCGTCGGTTGCCGTTGGTGGTGTCATCGTATCGATTGCAGCCTTCGCCCTGGCGCTACACTGGTCCGCAAATCTGCACCACTGGCACGCATCAACGCTGGGGCGGAAGTCGGCACGGGTAAGCCCCTTCTTGCCGCGGGTGTACGCATCGAGAGCGGCGATAGCACGCTTGGACGCAAACTTCGCGAATATCTCCAGCGCTTCTACCGAAATATCCCACTCCGACGCCCCGCCGCAATACGGCTGGAAGATAACCAGGCGCACGGTCGTAATGTCGTACATAGTTTGCAGCTTGCGTAGCAGGCCCAGCGCGTACAACATAAGCTGTTTGTTTTCTTTTGCCTCGACCTTATGCCGCCCGGTCTTCAGGTCGCCAACAATCAGCATGTACGTGCCGTCGGTCTTTTTCATTACCATGGCCATATCGGCAGTACCGAACGTTTTAATCCTGTTGCCGTCGCTCTCGAATCCTGAATGAAGGACGCGGGTCAGATCGGCGCGCATCTCAAGCTGAACAAACTCCGCCACTTCGAGGAGCGGTCGCCAGTGGTCGATGTACGCGTCGCACTGTTTCACCATGTCGTCGTTGACCAGTACGCCGCCTTTCGGTGCTTTCGGGTGGGCCTTTACTGGCCCCTTGCCTTCGTTCTCGACGTAGCACCCTTTATACGTCTTCGCGGTTATCAGCTTCTCCCCGGCGATAATGCGGTTTAGCACCACTTCAGATACGGTGTGCATACTCGTACCGTTAATCGCCGCTTGCCCGGATTCGTTAGGGATATCTTTTTCCACCACCAGGGCGGCGGGGCAACCCATCCATTTTTTAGCACCGGACGGGCCGAGTAATGAGTGTTCCGTGTTGCTACCGGATTGCGTTTTACGTTTTGGTTTAATCGCCATTATTCCACCCGTGTAAACTGGACAATTACATATTTCACATTAGCCATGCCCGCTTTTTCGACGCGGCGCTTAACTTCATTTTGTGCGTCAACAAAGCAATTGCTTGCGTTGGTGTTTTCAACAATAAAAGAGCAATGGTCGTCTAATTCGTGGCATGTTGCCATCACGAAGAATTTCATTATTTCGTCTCCCAGCGGTCAATCGTTCTTGCCTCGGATGCAACTGCGAAGCGAACATATTCCAGATTGGAATCTGCCCAAATATAAAAGTCGGGATTAGTAAAGGTGGTGCGCTTAATTTGCGCGGGGGTATTGCGGCGTTTATCTAATACGGCAACGCGTGACTGAAAGCCGCCGATGCGTTCGAATAGCCAATAGCACGGGCGCTGGTCGCGGGAATCCACCGCCTCGATTAATGTAAATCGTGCCATTGTCTCGTCCTCTAAAAAGAGGCCCGCAGATTAGCGGGCCGGATAATATTAGTCTTCCAGTTCGAAATAAGTTTCGACGATTTCTTTCAGGTCTTTGTGGAAGTCTTCCACGTCGTCGTCTTCCAGTTTAGCGATTGATTTGATCTCGAACGCTTCCAGCAGGTCGTCAAATTCGTCGTTCGCGTCGTCGTCATCGCCCCCGGCGATAATCGCGGCATACTGTTTGATCTCGTCGCGCATCTCTGCCAGCGGATCGGCATCTTTCTTACCTTTGCCTTTCGCCGTGGCTTTTTTACCTTTCGCCGGTTTTTCGTCTTCGGCTTCTCCATCGTCGTCATCTTCTACGACTTCTTTTTTGGCCTTAGACGGCTTCTTGTCTTCCTGCTTATCAACGGCAGCGCCAACGGTTTCATAATGCTTAGCGATGGTTTCCAGTGCTACTACGCCGCGAGTAATCAGGTTTACGATTTGTTCAAACATGGTGTATCTCCAATTGGTTAAGTTTAGGTGTCGGCAGTAAACTTCGTCGGTGGCCTTAACATATTGCCAGGTTACGCGTTCTCCCTTTCGGGTAGTGGACCTGGTTATATAATCACGGTTGGGAATCCTGACACTTCGATCCGGCCCCTGCGTTGCCCCTCTCCAGTTTGCGTCCTGCATCCTGTCGACGAGGTGAATATTAGATTGGTTGCAGAAGGGAGTCAACAACTAATTTCAAAAAAAAAGCGCCGAGGCAAAATGCAACGGCGCTAACCAATAAGAGACAATGAGACGGGAATTATTATTACACGCGCGCGCGCCCGTTTCAATATCCAAAGGAGTTGACACTGTTTATTTTTAAGCATAGTATGCGACCCGCACCCCGAACACACGAGACACAGCAATGAGCACAAACGAGACCTTAAATCGCTGGAACCATAAGAAATGGCCCCACCAAATTAACCGCGCCACCGAGGATGATAATACCATCGCTTTCGGCGATATGGACGCGGACCCTATGACCCCTGAGCAAATAGCCGCCGATGTGCTGTCAATGGACCGACATACGGCTTCGGAAATAATCGTTGCTCTGATAAACGAAATAAGCGGCAGCTATAACGAACTGAATGACCTGTACGCGGAGCTTGACCTGTTGAAAGGTGGCGCTATCGCAGCGGTGCGTAAATCCGAAGAGGCAGCACGCGAGATGGCTATCGCCCGCGAGAAATATATGCCTGTCGTTAAGCGCCTGCGTGCGGAAGGCTTGTCATGGAATCAGATCGCCGAGATGACTGGAATCAACCGTTCTACAATCCGCCAGTGGGCTAAATGAGACGAAAACAATGAAAAATTACTTAATCGAGTTCGGCACCGTCGGCGGTAAGTACGGCAAGCGTGTTAAAAACCATTCTATGACGGAAGCCGAGTTTATGGAATACGTCGCGGATACAGTGGAGCTGTCCGGCGTTACCATTACCGGCGACGAGACTAAGAAAGAATACGATGCGGTGAAGGGTAAGGCGGAAGGCATTGTCGCCACCACTAAAGGCCGCGGTCGTCGCGCCACGGAAGTGGGTGTGCGTTCGGTTTTGTTCTACGATCTGGACCGCACGGACAACCGAACCCTGGGTCGTGTTAAGCGGGCATTTCGTAAATCCGGCCTGTCCCACGTCTACTACTCCACTACTGGCGACCGCCATCCGCTGAAGGGCGGCACACGTTGCGCACGTTTCCTGGTACTAACCAATAAACCGGTCGACGTTACCGATTTGGGGCGTGCTCAGTTCGCACTGTTACACGACCTCGGACTGGAAGACGTACCGTTTGACGATTGCACAAAAAACGTCAACAACCTGCAGTTCCTCCCGCATTCCGGATCTACCGTGTCTTGCCACCACGGCAAACGTGCCAATGTGCGGCGTCTGCTCCGCCTGGCTGACAAGCTGGGGGTGGAGAAAGAGGAAGTACGCCGCGAGCTTACCCAGGGCGACGACGCAGTGGCGGACGGTATTCTGGACTGGTGCTTCCAGGCAGGATTCGAGGAGTTATCCTCCGGTCGCGGTTATGAAGTGCCTTGCCCGAACGAACATCTGCACAGCGGCGAAGGATCGACGGCCATCATGGTCAAGGATGGCGAGATCCGTTTCAAGTGTATGCACACCGGCAACGAGTGTTGCTCGGAGCTAAATAGACACCAGCACCTGGCGCTACGTCTTATCGGGATACCGGACCACCTGAACGTCGAGCCGCACAACATGTCCCGTAAGCAAATCGCCGCCATCCTCCCAGGGCTGGACGACGAGGAAGTCGAATCCTTATATGAACATATTGTTGATGCGGTTGGCGACGGCGAAGAATACGGCGTATGCACCGATGCGGATCTGGATAACGAGCCGGTTGCGCTGTTCAGTAAGCACGACCCGATCATCGAGGGGTTGATTAACTTTAAATCGACCTGGTATATGGCGGGCGAGTCGAATATCGGTAAGTCGTTCTATGTGCTGGGGCAGATGGGCGCGGTTGCCGCCGGTATCCCGTTTGGCGGTGCGAAGGTCGTCCAGTCGCATTGCTTCTATTTCGATGCGGAAGGCGGCGAAGCCTCCAACCAGCGTAAGGAGGCATTGCAGATCAAATACGAGCACGACCTGGACAAGCTGCACATTATCGACCTGCAATCACGCGGCTGGGATATCACCAGCAAGTCTGGCTTGCGCGAAGTTATCAGCTTTATCAATCGCACAGCTAACGGGGAGCCGGTTGGCCTGGTGGCATTCGACTCACTCAACCAGACTGTTGCGCTGCGGTCCGCCGATGCTAAACCATTTGACGAGAACAACGCCAGCGATATGGGTGAAGTGGTCAAAGCGTTAAAAGCCATCGCGGAAAACACAGGCGGCAGTGCGGGCGTCATCCACCACCCGGCGAAAGGTGCAAACGGCAGCAGAACCCCCCGCGGGTCCGGTGCGCTTCATGGCGCTGTCGATTCTGCGTTCTTCCTGGAACAGCCGGACGACAACCAGCCGGGGCAACTTAACCTTTATCACGAAAAATCACGTAACGGCATCAAGCAAGCGCCTCGTGGCTTCGTCCTGCTCAAGTGCAAGGTGAAGGTAGATCTCCGCAAGTCAGAAGCGTTCGCGTCGCACCAGTCCACCAGCACCGGGCCAGACTTCGGCGACGTTGTTGCCGGTTGGGACGTCAAACCAATTGCGTCCACGCCACGCGACGAGACTCTGTACCTCGTGCCGGTCGCCCTGGCGCCGTTCGCCATCGAACAGGCGAAGGCCGCGGGCAAAGCTGCAGTTAAGGAAGAAAACGCCGCCGGTCCGCGCAACGAAAAAGAGAAAGTGCTTTATGCTGCCCTGGAAAAACTGATGGAAGATAACCCGGACCATACTGGATTTAGTAAATCGGCAATTGTCCGCCAGGCTGGACTCGCGAAGGGTGGCACTTCGACGAAGGCAATCGACGATATGGTCGAGCGCGGCGTGATTGGTTTCTACACAGATCCGCACACCGGGGCCATCTATGGGTCGTCGAATTTAGTCATCAAATCGGATAGCCCCATAACGCTTTCGGCGACCGATGATGACCTGAAAGATTAAATTTTGCGCGCATTGGTTGCCATTTTGAGTGTTTTTAGCTGGTCGCATTGGTTGCCGTGTAGTGTGAATATAGTGAATAGTTATGCAGTTTTATTGCATAAAGCAAGCGGGACAAAAAGCGGGACAGACCAGGGGCGGGACAAAGCGGGACAGCACCCCCTGTCCCGCCCGGCTGGCGCGGCTCTCAGAGGAGCGGGACAGGCGGGACAAACCCCAGTCTTTCAGACTAGACGGGGGGTCAATGGCCCCCCTCGTCTGAGACTGCATAAAATCCCGGATTGCATAATACACGGCAGCATGTTGCGGATTGCGGTCGTCGCTGAACTAGGCAACCAATGCGAGTTGCAGAATGGTGGGTGAAAAATGCAGTTTGCAGTCACAGCAGATAGCGATCAACTTTTTCATGCGCGTGATTAATATTGGTTGCATCCGCCCCAGCACCCTGCTATATTGGTTGCACACCAACAGGAGGGCGGAACATGAAAACCGAAATGGTTGATAAGCACGAAATCAAGATCGGAGATACGGTAGTCCACAACGGGGAGCTTCGCACTGTGTGCAAGCGAGCGTTTAGCATCGATGAATTTATGGGCCTGCTACTTTGGGGCGACAGCTACCGTTTAGGGTATAAACTGGTTGAGAGGGTTACGGAACTATGAAAGCGATTATCTGGAATTACTCCCTGGCCGTGGCAAAGCTGGACGAAGCGAAGGCACTAAACAGCAACGTATACCCGGCACTTCAGGTCGCGATACTGGCGCATCAATCACTTCGCAGCGCGCTTTACGGTATGGGCGCCAGCATGGACGAACTGAGGCCGTTGCGTATGGCAATCCACGAATACGCGCGGGCATTCTCTCGTGAGCGCCTGGCGTATCGCTTCGGGATCGGTGAGACGGCAGCGACAAACATCGCCCGGATTGCAGCCCAACGCGAGCTATTCGCCCAGCTTGCGAAATAAGGGGCCAAAATGGACCGCAGACGAGCTAAACAGCTTTCATGGCATATTCCACTGCACTGCATACGAATATGGGCTAATAATGCGATTGAGGGCGATTCTGTGTTCTGGAGCTATCGCGATGATGTGAAGCCATTAACGCAGACTCGCTACTTGCACCAGTTCGCCGCACAACATGATTTCTATGTGCGGACCTCCTTGCAACCAATGGGGATCCGTATTACATTACGCCGGAAGCCCGCAGTCGAGCGGGTAGGCGAACACTGGAGACTGCGCAAATGATGATAGGCGGATTCCCGCAAAACTAATAGACCTGCATATGTGCGTACTTGACTACGAACAAAACGGCATCGCTACGGTGTGCGATGGCGACACGAAGACTGTCGACGAGATTGAGGAGACCGAGCAATGAAATTACTATTCCGCCGTAAAGCAGACGGCAAAATCCTGAGACCAATACAGACCCTTGAGGCACACGTCCGCTTGCACCACGCCGCGAGTGATCGTGTATGGTGGGCGAAGAAAGACAAGCTGTCTGAGAACTACGAAGTCCTCACTCACGATATTGAGCGCGGCGATGTGCTGCGTGATATTCGCGACGGGCAATTGTGGGTCGTGGAGCACACCCACCAGCACGGCTTGCGGTTGAAGTCCGGCATCTTGTTGAAGGGGATGACTTACTTCGGCCTTGTCAACTACGAGCGAGTAGGCCGCAAATACTGCCCTCGTGACCGCCAGCCGCGTGAGCGCGCGACTTACGACGCGAGCAAAGTGATGGAGCCGATCCGCCAGGCCACGCGAGAGATAGTCAATCGCTTTGATGCCGTGACGAATGCACAGCGCCAGGCGCGGGAATACGGTGTGGGGTTTATCCGGGTGGAACGAGACGGCAGCATGAAAGCCATAGACCCGCGCTCGGTGATTCTGAAATGAGTGCGGCTATCCGTGATATGCTTCAGCACAACCGCTTTGAGATAGGAGGGCGAGTATTTCGCAATTACTTCGTGGCGCGTGCATGGGCGCGCCATATTGGCAAACCGGAATGGGCAATACGATGTTACACGATGTGATTTATTGGTTTGGTTTGATCTGCGGGCTGTGCCTGCTTACCGCGGTGCTGTTGGGCGTTCTGATGTTCGTAGTATGGCCCGCTGTGGAAGCCGCCAGCATTACCCGCATGACGTTCGAGATCTACAAGCGCCGTGGAATCACGGAGCACCCGACAAGGTTGCGCATGTGGTGGCTGTGGTATCGGGATATGATAGGCGGTAGAACATTCGAAGCCGTCCGATCATCCGGGTGGGAATGGAAAGGCGTCGGCAAGTGGTCCATTTTCGATTAAATATGCAAGCGTGATATAGTCCCAGTGAGCTAAAACTTACTGGGACTTTTTTATGGATAAGCTAAACGAGTGGCTATTCGCCCTGGCATGTCTGGCGGGTGGCTTCGTAGGCGCACGCCTTCATGGTGAGGCTACGAAAGGGCCGCTAAACTTCGTTTTGTATGTCGTAGTTGGCTTCCTGTGTGCCATATTTGGCGCACCGGCTATTGCCGAGTGGGCTGGTTTGTCGGGTGAGCGCACTGTCGCCGGTTTGGGCTTCGTAACCGCGATTTTCTGGATGCCAATCGCCGACCGGATCAGGGAGACTATTGCGTCGTTCCGACTTCCGGGGGGTGTAAAATGATTATCACCGTCCTGTTGTTTGTTATCATAGGGGCTTCGTCCCTGTTTAACGTGTATGCGCCGTCCGTCCAGGATGGCATCTTGGGCCGGGTGCTGTATCTGTTAACGGCAATGGTCTGTATTATCGGATTGCTGCAAACAGGAGACGTATCAGATACCACCTGGACCGCGTTAATCTGGCTGTTTGCATTGCGCACCCTGCGTAATGCTGTTTTGAATGGGGTAAAACATGCGATTCAGTGATAACGGTCTACGATTTACGGCAGCATGGGAGACTTTCAGCCCAGTGCCGTATTTCGCGACTAAGAAAGAGCAGGCCCGCGGCCTGTACACCTGGGGTTATGGTCATACTGGCACTAATCCGCCTCGAAGCATTACCCGCGAGGAAGCGCTGGAACTGCTCAAGCGCGATGTGGCGTATGCCGAGGACTGGGTGAACAAATACGCGCATAAGAGCATTAACCAGGCGCAATTCGACGCGCTGGTGGACCTGGTAATCAATGCCGGTCCGGGGCCGATCGTACCGGATGACGTCGCGAATGATTTCGATGATGCGGTGCGACTGGGAGACTGGGCGAAGGTCCGTGCTACGCTGCCGCAGTTCCGAAAACAAGGCGGTGAAGTGCTTAAGGGTCTGGTGCGCCGTGCAATCGGCAGACAGGCGCTATTCGATGGTAAGCAGTGGGACGTTGCCGAGCGAATCGGTCGTAACGCTGCATAAGACGAGGTGACACGATATGTTAGATTCGATCTTGCGACGTAAAGAACGCATTATCAAGACACTGCCCGCAGTGCAGAACCCAGAAGCGCGCCGCATCCTGGCAGGGGATATGAATGTATCAGGCGTCTTCGACAAGGCCGTGCCTGAAGGGACGCCGGTGGCGAGCGCTACCGTTACCATCACGCCAGCTACCGCCGCAGTTGGTGAGACCGCCGCCGCGACTGTTGCCATCCTGCCATCCGGCGCGACCAACAAGGCCGGATCGTGGGTGTCGGCGAACCCTAACCGCGCCTCAATCAATCCGACTACCGGCGAAATCACCGCGAAAGCTGCGGGTAACGTCCGCATCGTTTGGGTGGCGTCCGACGGTAGCGGGGTGCAGGCTGACGCAGGCTTCACAGTAACGGCAGCAGAGTAAACCAACAAGCCCGGTTAATTCCGGGCTTTTTATTGCTTGACTTGCAACCAACATAGACGCCATACTGCGACCAATCAACGAGAGGAGTAATCAAGATGGCACGTAAAGATATTTGGGTATTAGCGATCTGGACCACCGCGGCTTTTATCGGCATGGTTATTTGCGAATTGATATAGCCCGCCGCCATACGGACCGTGATATATTGTCCACGGTCCACTAATCAGGAATTAATTAAATATGCACCCGCAAACTAAAATTACCGATGAGCAATTGATCGCAGAAATTCAGGCAGGGACTACGGTTAAAGAGATTGCGAAGAAATACGGGATTGCCCTGCGCAATGTCTATATGCGGAAAGCCCGCCTGTCGAAAAAAGGAATTGGGCACGGCAACGACGCCGTAATCCGCAAGCGCGTTGCCGATGGATTCGGCGTTAAGCGCGTATCGGCCCTGGTGCGCGGCAATGGCGAAGAGGTCATGTCGTGGGTCATCACTGAGCAGGATAAGGAGCGCCAACTCGAAGCTATGCGCGCTGTTGTCGAAGGTATGAACAGCGAAATCACACCGGCAGCGCCAGTAAAGGCCCCGCCAGTCCCGATCCAGGCGCTCGACTTGCTCAACCTGTACACTGTGTCCGACTTCCACTTGGGCATGTTGGCATGGGGTGAGGAGACTGGCGAAGACTGGGATATGGCGATTGCTGAAGACCTGTTCTACCGCTGGTTTGTCGAAGCCTTCGCCCGCGCACCGGACGCAGGCACTGCCGTTATCAATATCCTCGGCGATATGGCCCACTTTGACAGCCTTGATGCCGTCACACCAGCAAGCGGTCACGTACTGGACGCCGACACGCGATACCAGAAGTTGGTCCGCTATATGATACGCATGGTGCGCAACGTCGTAGAACTGGCGCTGCAAAAACACCACAAAGTCAAACTGCTAATCGTCCAGGGTAATCATGACGAATCGGGTATGATTTGGCTTGCTGAGATGTTCAATACCTTGTATGAGAACGAGCCGCGCGTTGATGTGGACACGTCCCCGGACGTCTACAAAATGGTGCAGCACGGTAAGACTACGCTATTCTTCCACCACGGGCACAAAGCGCGATTCGATGTTATCGAGCAGGTTATGATCGCTAAATTTAGACAGGCATTCGGGTCGAGCGAATACAGCTACGCGCACGTAGGCCATTTGCACCACCAGAAGATTGTCGAGTCTCGCAACATGATTGTTGAACAGCACAGGACGCTCGCAGCGAAAGACGCCTACGCCAGCCGCGGCGGCTGGATGAGCGGTCGCAGTGCCAACGTCATTACCTACAGCGCCAACTACGGCGAAGTAGCGCGCTTAACCATTAGCCCGGAAATGTTGAAATGATTAGACAAGTATTCATGAGCACGCAGGCGGCCCGCCTGAAAGAGCTACGCAAACAACTCGAAGGCTTGCGACGATTCGAACGAACGGCAGCGGCAATCGGCATGTCTATTAGCGAGCGGATCGAGATACTATCGCAAATACGCTACACAGAAGGCGCGATAAGCGAAGTAGAAAGCATGTTAACCCGATACTACGGTCGCGCCGTTTAGCCCTCCTAGCCCGCCGATTTGGTGGGCTTTTTTGTGCCTGTTATAATCCCCCTTAGATGGCAGGGCCGTCTCCTATGTTGCCGATGGTCGGCGCAT